AATGACGTATGTAATCTTCTTCGTCTCCAAAATTCTTACCTATACCTATAATAATGTCAGCCTCAGCGGCCTTGCCTGTACGGGAGTTTTCTAACATGCCAAAATCAATCTCCTGTCTGTTATGTGCTTCATAACTAGCTTGTGATACTGCCCATACCATACAGTCTCTTCTCTTTGCTATAGCTCTTGATGTTTCATAGATAGCTCTTAGTTTTTCATCTACTCTAGCGTAAGTGTCATTAATGCTCACCTTGTCTAGCTGATCTACAAAAATAATGTCAGGCTTATGTGTTTCCACAAACTTGTCAATCTCTGTAATAGATATCTGTCTGCCTTCTAACAAGGACAACTTCGGCTTAATCTCATTGCTGTACACCTCATCTGCACTCTTAACATCTTCTCGTAACTCATTGACTGTTTTGCCTAAATAGGAACAAAAGATTCTACCCTTAACCATTCTTCCCGGTTCTTCATTTGCAAAGTACGCTACCTTGTACCCTTGTTTAATGTATTCCGACACTAAGTATGTACAGAAAGTTGTCTTACCAGTCTCTGGTCTAGCAAAGATAATACCTAGATTGCCTCTACCCACACCATTTATTCTGTCACGCAACGGTGCAAGTTCAAACTGAAAGTCAAACCCTTTGTCACAGCTTTCTAGATACTCTGACACATTGTCATCTACTCTTACAAAATTACTGTCATCCGTAGGCTGTTTGTCAATTAACTTGTCAACTAAGTTTTGCAGTCCAGCGTAGTCACCATTGTGACCCAACCAAATGTCAGTCGCCTTTGATCCTATCTCGTGTGCTTGATTACGTCTCCAAAAATTTATCACCAAGTCTTTTGCTAACTCTGAATTGCCTGTATAGTTTTTTAAATCTCTAATTACTTCTTCTATCATATCACGGCTACTATCTGGCATTGCAGGGAACTTGTCTCTATGTAGATTAACAAGTTCCTCTACAGTCAAATCGCTGTCATACTTTACATGAGCATAAGCAATAGTATCGAATATAGTACCCACTCCATTGGCAAACATCTCCTTTCCTATAATGTCATTTACTTCTTGATAGAAGTCTCTTTTTAAACAGTGTGCTAGTAATTGTTTTTCTATTGTCATGAACTATACACTCTGAATCTCTCGTTAATTTTGTCAACGTCCCACGTCTTGATATCTGTCTCTATGAATAGATTGTGCACAGCAACATGTGCAAACAACTCTTTAGATATTGTCAGTGACTTTTTACTTGCATCTTTGTCAAGGGCAACGACTGCTGTCTTGAACTTCTTGATGTAGTTTACATAATTGTCAATCAAGTTTGTACCCATCAGTGCTATACCGACTACTCCTCCTTGTGTTACTGCACAGGCAGATGCACAATCCTCCACGATCACACAAGTGTCACTCTTATTATTTGTCACGAATGGCACACGACTAGCACAATATCGCTTCCACTTTGGTTTGCGATTTGTCAGTGATCTACCCACAGCATCTACCAAAACATTGTCAGCGTCATACACGAGAAACACCACTCTATTTTCTCTAACATCAAGTTCTAGACTGACCCACTTTTGGGAGTAGGCTGTATAGATATTATTATCTTTTATATACTGTACAGCCCTTTGTGATCTAGATACAGGCACGAAATATTGCCTGTACATACTAAGTGTCAGTCGTTTTCTTTCTTTCTGCATACGAGCAGTTGAAAACAATCCGTGCTTAACTTTGCCACGAATACCACAGTCAGCGTAAAAACAATTATACACCACACTACCACCAAGGTTAGTAGCAGAGAAACTGTTTTTGTGACCACAGACAGGACAGTCACTACGCATTGTGATACCTTCCTGTATAGCCATTGCATCAATGTAACCATTTATGTTTACTCCTTTATCTTTCATATATTCACCAACAGCAATACCAAGCTAATAACTAGCAGTACAGGAAAAATATGATTGACCCATAGATTTCCTTGTTGCTGTTTAGCAAACCATTTACCTGTAGCTCTAAGCCTTCTCTCTCTGTCCTTGCTCATCCTTCTCCCTTTTGCCCCAATACACTAAATGAAATGCCTCACACTTAGGACAAGTTAAATTTGTCACTATCTCATGCTCCTCGTCATCTTCACAATCGTGATCGCCACCCCAAATTAATTCTGTCTGACAGTTGTAACACTTCATTCCACGTCCAATGCTGTCTTAATTATCTTCTTCACATCAACATGAAAAAACGGTTCTTTTAAATGTGGTGCATCAACATGCCGTGAGTTCTGTATAGTCTGTACAGGACTTTTTTCTAAAATGTCATGCGATATAAACCAACCTTGATCCAAGTGCCTGTTCAACACGACAAATGTCAACTGATACGGTCTGACAAACTGTTGCATATTATTATCCTGTGCAAACTCTTTTGCATTGTTTGTCTCGTGGTAAAATTTGTCAATCAATCTTTGTTTACGCTGTGGTATTCTTACTTCCTTCCAATTCTCATTCCATACCTTGCCCCACTGATTCTTGACTTCTACCTCCCAAAAACATGCACAGCCTGTGTCTGACACTGTGGACAAGTCCCAAGAGAAGTTTTCCTTATCATCTGTGATTGTATGATCGCTGTTTATCAGATACTTCTTCAGTGCAGTCTTCGCCCTGCCGTCATTGGCTGTATAGGATAGTTGGTTAAACCTTCGATTGTGATGTCTTCTTGTTAACATAACCATACCTCCTTAGCATCACGTTGATACCTTTATTTTCACCTTGCCTGTATGCAATATTATAATAGCTTTTAATCAGATTAAACTGATGAGCTGTCAACTTTGTGTCACCTAAAATGTCAACCAATCGCTGTTCGTAAAATGACTCATCAAAATCAAGTGTTATTTTGTTCTTGCTCGTACTCATTCATAGCCTCCTGTTGTTTGTCATACCATACTTCTTGCCAGAGTTCTCTGACATCATCCTCAAATTCATTCCACGAATATCCTGTCGGTAGAAACATCTTACCCTGTATCATTTGTTTATCGCAGGATTGTAAAACTTCCTCTACAGCTTCACTTTCTAAACACATTTTCTGTATAGCATACCACTGTTTGTTTTCTTGTTCCTGTATATACTGTTTGTATTTACCCATTATCCCTCCTAAAACTTCGGCTCATAAATCACTCCTTCCTTAAGTAATCGTTCATAATGATCTGCCTGTTCTTTATAAAATACAGCATCCTCGTGTCTGTCTTCCCACTCTGCATCATGCTGTTCCTGTCTAGTACGTTTATATTCTGCCTGTACATCAATAAAATGATCAGCTCTCATTAGAAATTTCCTAATGGCATGTTGTAAACTTCTCTGATCCTCTTCATCAGTTTGATACTAGGATTAGCCTTGCCTTCCATCATGTTGTATACATGCGTGATAGATACATCCACTGATCTAGCAAAATCCTTAGGATCAATCTTTTTATCCTGTATAATCTTTTTTACATTCATTTGTTTTCCTCCTCTAAAATATCTGCAATATAAAATTCTTCGTGTACAAAATCAAACGTGTCTTTTGTCAGTAAGCGATCCATTTTCTTCTTCACGTCCTGTACACTTGTACCTTCTACAGTTCGCTTATAGTAAGCCACTTCTCTAGCATAGACAATGTATTTCTTTTTCTGTACAGTCATTTTCTCTTGTTTAATAAATTATGGTAATAAGTCCACAGCCTTCTATCCGTAGCATGTACATCTCCTGTGATCCTCCACCACTCCTCGCTTTGTTTCCAACCTTTGTAATATCTACCCTCTATAGCATCAATTCGTTGCTGTATTTCTGTACAGGTGAGTTTACTCATTAGTCTTCACTCCCACAACCAACAGCGTCAATTTGTCAGCCACCTTTTCTTTGTCAAACACTTGGCATACTTCGTCCCACGCACCGTCTTGAAAGTCATCGTGGTATAAGTCTAGAAATCTAGCGTTTGGGATTACCTCCCAATCCACTCCCTTCAACTCCTTCTGCTGTTCAGCTGTCAAAGTCCATTTGCCTGTTTCTGGTTTATGCATCTTGACTCTCCCTCATATCTAATACATCTGATTTTAATTGTTCTGGCTCATAATCTCCATTAGCTATTTCACATAAAACTTCTAACACAAACTGTTTAGGATAATCTCCTCTCTTATCTGTGCCTATCCACAACTCCATATCTTCTAAGTTAACTCTCATCTCTATGCTCCTCAGACTCTTTTTCTACAATGTCATCTAACACGGATGATATACAGCCTAACAATATATTCGTAGCACATGTATTAGTGGGTGCTGTGTCAAAAGCCAATTGACAATTAAATAGCTGTATAGCCTGTACCATGTTGGGAATTGTCACTCTCTCTGATAGTTCCTCAGACAAGTCTAATAATTTGTCACGCACTAATGCTATCTGTCCACTGTCAGACAATGGTGCTTTCTTTGGTTTTAGTTTTACTAGTTTTGGTTTTGTATTTGTCATTTGTCATCCTTCCTTGTTGTTCGTGGTAACAGATTTAGCATAGTCACTTTTAATCTAGATACATACCTAACTGTCACCACTAGACTTATAAACGATAAGCAATATAAAACTTTGTTTGAATAAATCATGTTTAGCTAAATATACTAAGACTGACACACGGTCAAGCATAATAAACGCTGTACAGTATCTTTTTCATATTGACTAGCGTCAGTCGATTTGATACTTATGTATCACCGTCCAAATTTGGTTGGGGGGGTTTACATATATATCCTATACAGAAAGGAAGGGATTATGCAAAGACAGATAGTAAAGAACCTTATTAGTATCTATACAGCAAAGATTCTTGATGCTAAGACTAATATAGATGTATTGATGATCAATCCTACGTCTATACCAGAGCATAGTGATTTTACTAAAGAGTTAGATAAACATATAACTGAGATAGCTACAGCAAAAGAAAAGATTGCTGTATTGGAAGATGATTTATCCTATCTAGGAAAGGATCACTAATATGGATGTAGAAACTTTAATAGAAGTATTACAGCAAGTAAAAGATAAGAAATTACTTGTTAGCATTTCTGTTCCTTATAATTCAAAGGCAGGGAATGATGACTATCCTAACTATTGGCTACATAGCATATTTGTACATAACAAAGGCGACTCTGGTTATGAAGAAAACGGTGAAGTAACTTTATGGGGTGAAGAATGAAGATTACACCAAAGGGAGGTTTATCTTGGTATGTAAAATGGACAGCAACAGTATTCATAGTCGGTGGTATGTTGATTAGAAGTGCTTGGTACTTGATGCCTTATGATCTGATGCTGTCTTTAGTAGGGACGATCTTATGGGGTTATGTTGGTTACTTATGGCATGACCGTTCATTAATAGTTCTCAATACAGTATGCTCAACAATATTGCTGTATGGGATAATTAGATTTTATTCACAAGGAGGGTTTGTAGGATGAGGATGAGTGACAGTGATTTTCACAATGTCGACAGCGAACTACCACACTTTTTATCGCAGATATTAGATATACATATTAATTGGCAAGATGAAAAAGAGGTAGATAATTATCATAATTTTAGAAACATATTTGTTAGATTAGTAGAGAGGAGGTATTTACGATATGACGGAAGAGATGTATAAGAAGACGATAAAAGACTTACAAGAAACTTTGTATACAGCATATACAAGGATCAAGGAACTCACAGAGCAACTTGAGAAGATTAAGAAAGATATGATAGAACTACGGTTGCTGTTACCAGAGAATAGAACGACAGCTACAGAGTATGTAGACGGAGATTCTGGACAGCAAGATTTAGAAACTTATTTACAGAGAGTGAGGAAGAATGAAGGACAGTAGTATAAAAGAAGAATTAGAAATGTGGAGAGGGCATGGCGTTGTCATTGCTTCTCTCACCAATGAAGAGAAAAGTAAGTATATACAAGAGAAGGTACAAGGGAAGATATTCTCTGTATCTTTTATAAAGAAGGACGGCACAGAGAGAAATATGGTTTGTCGTTTGGGTGTACAGAAATATTTGTCAGGTGGGAAAAGTGTCAACGATCCTAGCAAGTATCTGACTGTATTTGATATGCAGAAGAATGCATATAGAAATGTCGCTTTGGAAACTATCTACAGATTGAGGTGCAAAGATGTGTTCATTGGGTGATATCAACATAAAACAATTGTCAGCTGTTATGGATGATTTCGAGGATAATAAATTGTCAACAGACTGTATAGCACAAAAGTATAATTTGTCAGTCAAGGAAGTAATACAAATTGTCAACGAATTGTCATACTTCCGTAAGAACCGACATAAATTTGTCACAGAAATTGTCAGCTAAAATTTGTCAATACTGTACAGCAAACGCTGTGATCTACCAATGGGATAAATGGTTGTGTTTCAAACATTGGAAGATCGAGAGAGATATTCAAGAGAAAAAAGAAAAAGAATATAAAGAAAAGTTTGCTGTACAGAAATAAATTATCTTGACAGCATTATTGATCTTGCTGTATAACATTATTTGTTATTAACCAAATTATTTTAGGAAGGAAATAATATGACAAATACAAATGATGTAATGGGAGTTGTAAAACCTACGACTCATATTCATAACAATATAGACGATCTATCTTTTTTTGATTTCAAGGTTGAGAAGAGACCGTTGTTTTTTGAGAATGATACTAACGGTCAAGTGATCTCTTATGACGGTCAATCTGTTATGACTAAAATTGACGGTAAACACGCTGTAGTCAGAGCAGATACCAATCAATGCTTAGGAGTACACGGCAGAACTTATAAGATTGTACCACATATTGATGTCTATAAGAGACACGCAGAGTCTATTAAGAACAGCAGTGCTTACGATCCACAGCAAATTGAGATTATAGATCAGCTTTGGGATAAAGGTGCAAAGGCACGTAGGACTATACACTTTCTTAATCACACTAAGAGAGTATCAGAGAGTGATGTAGTAACTATGCGATCTGACACTTTTAACAGTTTAGACGGATCATTTGCATTTCAAGTATTCAGTGGAATGTATAGAGCATTATGTTTAAACACTTTGGTATTTGGTGGTGAGAAGTTTTATCATAGTAAACAAAAACACACGTCCAACATTAACTATGCTAGTGCTGTTTCTAAGATTGCTAACTCAGTAGACTTATACAATAGGGACTATGACAAGTTATGCAATTGGAGAGATACCAAAGTAACTGACGAGCAGGTGGCAATGCTGTTTGCAAATACCATTGCTAAGAGAAAGTCAGAGTCAGCTACCGTTATTAAAGAGGCACTGAAGGAAGAGGGAGTAGAACTAAAACAATTGATCAATGTTAAACTCAATGACTTCCTAATGCACCAATATGGTAAAGAAAAAGAGTCACTTGGTGGGACGCTGTATGCAGTATACAATGCATTAACTCATTGGAGTACACACACAGACAGCAGTTGGGAGAGAACCAATTCTAAAGGCGAAACTGTCACAGCGTATACTTCTAGGAATGGTAGCAATGTAGGATCAGTACAAATTGAGAGAGAGAACAAGGTGCGATCTTGCTTGGATTCTGATCATTGGAATGAACTACAGATGGTTGCTTAATGCCTAATAAAGTTATATTAAAAGCTCACAATGACATTCAAAATATATACAAGAGTGTCATTGTGCTTATTGAAGACGACAGTGAGAGAAATATAATCCATTGTCTATTTCAAGACTTGTCGGATAAACTGTTGGATAATATAGAAAGGGAGGAGAAATAAATGGCAAGGAATAGTTTAGATATTGCTATGCTAATTACAGATGCTGTTCTTAATGAATTTGAAAAGAATGGCATTTGTAAGATACCATTGGACGAGTCAAAAGATTCGAAACCGTATTCGTGGGATTTACAAGATGTAATTCAAGACGAATTAGATAAATTGTCAGATAAAAAATTGTCAAACTAAAATGCTGTTTGCAATATTCTTTCACTTCTGGAGCATCTTCGCCACGCTGTTAATAGTTGGAGGAGATGCTCGGACTCTGGTTGCTGTACTTGGAATGCTTCTAATATCTTTTTTATTTATGGTATTGATTTCTATTCATATTTATAATAGTGTATACAGCAATAGTAATTTTAATAATTTTAATGGAAGGAATAAAAATGACTATGTATTTAAAAGATCAAATAAGAGAATTAAGCCGATTAATTCTAAAAGCTCAAGAAATAAAAGGCTATAACATAAGTAATTCAATTCACACTACAGCACAGATGCACGAACACGATTATTTAGATAATCATCTGTTGCTGTTGGTAGATGACTTGAAAAAGTTAAGAGATAATTTACTAAAAGAACAAGCGTTGATGCAATCAAACTTATGGCAAACTCAATGCTATTTACACGATGCATTAAAACAAAATAATAAACTGATGAAATTAGATAAAGAGGGGAAGGTGAAAAGTGCCTAAATTTATAAGTAAAAAACATTTAGAAATATGTAACAACTTGAGTTATGACTTGGGTTATAATCAGACTATTGAACCAAAACTATTTAAGTATTTACCAAATACTTTCTTCGAGATAGTTTTTGCAATGCCACACGGTGGGGACGATCACGTAAGGACTAGAATATCTTTCCCAATTACTAAGGAATTAAGAAAGAAGTTTCCTAAACAAAAAGGCTACCATTTTGAATTAAATATGGATCTAACTTGGGAGGATTATGAGAGCTTAAACGAATGGGACAGCTTTACGCAGATATTATTAACTCACGAACTAGAACAAGAGGAGAGGAGGTTGAACCAATGAGTAGAGCGTATCCAATTTGGAATGATGTACAAGCTTGTATTTATAACAGTAGTAAATCATACGGAGTTAAGAAGGACGGCATTGTAAATGTAAAGGTTGGCACGAGTAAAACCTATTCTTATGACTTTGTACAGCATAGAACGAGTATACGAGAAATAGATAAACATACGTTAGAATATAGATTTTTCGTGAATGGTAAATTGATTAAGAGATCGCAGTTTAATAAGAAAACAAAAATATATTCTGACAATTTGCCTATTAATAACCATCAACAGTTAATGGGGGAATAGATGGAAGGATTCATAAGTTTAGTATATAAATTGTGTATGTCTTTGCTAATAATTGCTGTTATTCTTATAGTATTATTAGTAATATAATTAGAAAATACCGTTGCTGTATGTAGGTTATACTCAACGGTATTTTTACATCTGGCTCAAGTACCTACTTAATTCGTAAACTACTGATAATATTGAAATACACTTGGGTTGAATGACACGCCCACCAGCTGGTAAACATTAGATTTTAATTAGATTAAACCAGAAATTTGTCATATATACTTTATACACATACGCATATATATAGAAACTTACAAAAGAGTTTGTTTTATGTTGGTGCTTGGTTGTAGTTTGTAAGTTATTTTTGACATATTTAATAAGAAAATAATATAAAAATACTCAATATGGGTATGCTTGGGACACGGGGGGTACCCATACATGTATATGCAATGGAAATAATAAATTTCTAAAAATGGAGGATTAAACCAGACTGGTTGCTGTACCTAAGTAAGACCCCGTTGCTGTCTATAAGTATACCTATATATATGCTCCCCCAAAGGCTTACCTTTTATTATACACCCCTATGAGCAACCTGTCAAGAAAAAACTTGACAAAGTGTGTATATACAGTATAATTATATAATAAGGCATAAACTTCGTTCAGGTCTCGCCAATTACAACACAGGGATGAACAGGGGACAGCAACCGTTTATGCTGGTTTCCAACTTAACACAGCAACAGAAATGAATCAAGGATTACTAAAAGAAAAATCCAGAGAGCTCACCGAAAAACAGCAATCGTTCTTGACAGAACTATTTAAGTGCGGTGGTAATATTACAAAGGCACTAGAGCTGGCTGGTTACAAGCCATCTTCTAGACAGCACGTATTACAGTCTCTCAAGGATGAGATTATAGAACAGGCAAAGGTAGAACTTGCAGCACACTCGGTTACAGCAATCAATCGTGTAGTTGAGGGTATGAATGATGTAGGTGAACACCCTAGAGCAGAGTTGCGACTTAAGGCTGCACAGACACTTCTCGACAGGGTCGGTCTGGGCAAACAAGAGAAGATTGATGTAGAAGGTAAGTTACTTCACGGTGTGGTATTGATGCCAGCTAAGAAAGAGATGCCTACTGTAAGTGTAGAAGATTAATGGCTGAGAAAAATAAAAAACAATTTAAACAACAATTGTTGGGAGATATTGAATATGCAGCAGAAGTTCTACGTAAAATTAAAAAACAAATACCTGAAGAAAATATTGATTTAGGTGTTAGAGTAGGTTTAGATGCATACGCTTTTGATCAAGGTAAATTGTCTAAAGAAGACTTTAAAGAAAAATTATTAAAGATAAAAAATGACCCTAGAAGAATGGGTATAAAAATGGGAAATAATTTATTTAAAGAGACTAGAGGAGCCTACGACTCTACTGATTCTATTACTTTGTATAAAGGTTCTGAGGCATATGAGAGAGAACTTACACCAGACCCTGAAGGAGGCCGTAGTTATAAAAGCACTCCTAGAAGTGAAGAAGCAGGTAGGTTTATGATTGCTGTTCACGAAATAAAACATAGAGGTAATGCTTTATTAAATAGTTTGGGATTAATAGACTATAATGTTGATAGGCATTCTGATACAGATTATGATGATAGCAAATTAAGAGATAAATTAAATATTAGACACACTCAGCCAAAGTATGAAAAACAAGGCGATGAAAAAAGGTCTAAAACAAGAAAAAAGAAAATAAAAAAGATTTATAAAAAAAGTAAAGCATTACAGGATAGGTACCCCGGTGCTTACAATAGAGGCGGTAAAGTATACGCCAACCAACCAAGGAAGGTAAGAGTATAAAATGGACGAACAAGAAAAAGCATTTGAAGAATTTTATAAAAGAGAAGCACAAGAAGACATGGCAGATATTGAGCACGACATGGAGCGTACTAACAACCCTAGAGTGCAAAAAGAAGAAGAAGAGAGATTAAAAGAAATACTTAGAAGAAAAGGCGTGCCTGTACCGGGTGAACAAGAGGTAAAGAAGAAAAAAAAGAAAAAGACTTTAGTTTCTAAATATAATTATAAAAAAGGTAAAGCATACGCACAAAGTCCTAGATCAGTAAAAACAGCATGAGCATAGCTTGTTTGGTATTGGATTTCGTAACGAAAGAGTATTACACGATTAGTGAACTAGAGAAGATACAGAAAGATAGAAAAAAACAGCAACCGTTTAACTCGAAAGAGTCGGAAGTAGGGAAGACCGAAGAAACGCACTAACTTTAATTAGGAGGTGTGTTATGAGTAAGCAATTTTTATATTGTTTATTACAAGAGAAAAAAAGGATTGAAGAAAGTAAAATCTTAAAAGCATTATGCAAATAAGAAACTTTAGAAAACAGAGGAAGGGTATGAAAGTATGGTTGATCCAGTTACGGCACTGGCTACAGCAACTGCAGCTTTTAACGTCATTAAGAAAGGCTTTGAGGTGGGTCGTGACGTGGAAAGCATGTATGGAGATATGGGTAGATGGATGGGTGCTTGCTCCGATATCAACCAAGCTCAAAAGATGTCGCAGAAGCCTCCGCTATTTAAAAAGATATTTGCGGGTGCGTCTATTGAAGAGGAGGCGTTAAATGCTTTCGCAGCTAAGAAAAAAGCTCAAGCGATGGAGAATGAACTTAGGACGTTCATTAACCTTGCACATGGGCCGAATGCATGGAATGAACTTTTGCAAATGCAAGGAAAAATTAGAAAACAAAGACAAGAAATGATTTATAAACAGCAAGAGAGACAGAGAAAGATGATAGAGATATCTTCTATAGCAGTGGTAGCATTACTAGCAGCAGCCATGATGATATGGATTGCCACAGCAGTAGCTAGTAAAGTAAATGCACACGAACTCTGTGGTGAGTTTAAAACGGGCTACGCTATCTGTATAAACGAAGGATACGATCAGGCACACGCTAGTATGTTTGGTAAGAGGTTTCCTAAACACGAGAGATATATAAGTTGCAAGCTGTCGGAGTATAGACCATACAACAGCAACGATATGGAAGGTATGCAATGTAGATACAGATTTCCTAATCAGGATAGTTTTACTATTGTTACCTACGAGGGTATGTGCCCAGAACAATTAACATGTACGGTGAGTAATTGAGAAGAACAACATCAACCATCCCATTTGGATATGAACTATCCGAGGATGGAAAAGAATATATTCCTATAGAGAAAGAATTGGAATTGTTAGAAAAGGCGTTTACATTCGCAAACAGCTGTGGGCCTGCAAAAGCTGCGAGATGGCTAAGTGTAGCATCGGGTAGGAAGATATCAAATCCCGGTCTGACAAAGCGAATGAAAATAGGTGTACACTTAGATAGATGACAGAAGAACAGAAACCAAAAAGAGGTAGACCTCCCAAGAAAGAGGGAGAACCAAAGACGAGTTATAACTGGTCTAGAAAGATGAAGGCCAGATTGGCTACTCAGAGACAGCTTTCTGAAAAGAAGCGAAGAGCTGAAAGACTGACGAAACAGGCTAAGAAAGCGAGGCGTTCAGCCAAGGAAGCTCAAGAAGCTGCTGTCAAGGTGGACAATGCTCTGAAGGGAAGACAGAAGTCCGTCAGTGTGATCACAGATGAGGACTTGAAGAGGGTGCCTCAAGCTGTACGTGAGCATTTACAGCACCATGACGTAGTATTTAGGGCTAACGAAGGCCCACAGACTATGTTCCTTGAGTCACCTGAAAGAGATGTCTTATACGGAGGAGCAGCAGGAGGGGGAAAATCCTATGCATTACTAGCAGATGTGCTGCGAGATGCATCAAATCCCAACCATAGGGGCTTGCTGTTAAGAAGAACACTGGCAGAATTGACCGAATTGATAGACAAAAGCAAGCAACTCTATCCAAAAGCGTTCCCCGGAGCTGTATTTAAGGAGGCAAAGTCCATCTGGCAGTTCCCATCAGGTGCTAGGATATGGTTTTCATACGTAGATGATGACCGAGACGTGACTAGATACCAAGGACAAGCGTTCAATTGGATAGGAATAGACGAAATTACACAGTATCCCACACCATACGTGTGGAATTACTTACGTTCTCGACTGAGAACAACGGATAAAGACTTAGGAATGTACATGAGATGTACAGCAAACCCCGGAGGAACCGGTGGTTGGTGGGTAAAAAAGATGTATATCGACCCAAATCCACCAAATGACCCCTTCTGGGCTAAGGATTTTGACACTGGTAAGGTTTTAAAGTACCCAGTGAACCACCCAAAGGCCGATCAGCCGTTATTTTTACGCAAATTCGTGCCTGCGAGGTTGACAGACAACCCATATCTGTTTGATGACGGTCAGTATGAGGCGATGTTGATGTCTCTACCGGAAATAGAGAGAAAAAGGTTGTTAGAAGGTGACTGGGACGTAGCAGATGGCTCTGCTTTCACTGAATTTAGCCGTGAGACACACGTTGTAGAGCCGTTTGATGTGCCATCGGGCTGGGCTAGGATACGATCAGGCGATTATGGGTATTCTTCACCCTCATGTATCCTCTGGGGAGCCATAGATTGGGACAATAACATATGGATTTATAGAGAACTCTATGTAAAAGGGTTCACAGGAGAAAGGTTAGGAGATTTGATAGTACAAATGGAAAGAGAAGACCCACCAATGCAGCAAACAACGCTGGATTCTTCCTGTTGGAACAAAACAGGCTTGGGGCCTTCTATTGCCGAGACTATGATACGAAGAGGAGCACGATGGACACCAGCAGACAGGAACAGAATTGCAGGGAAGATAGAAGTCCACAGGAGATTAGCCTGTGATGACCACGGTACTCCTAGGCTTCGCTTTTTTTCTACGTGCAACAATACAATCAGGACTCTACCTACACTACCTATATCTAAAACTAACCCTGAAGATGTGGATACGAAAGCTGAAGATCATGCTTACGATGCGTTGAGGTATATGGTAATGAGTAGAACTCTGATGAATGTGCATTCTCCACATAGGATGACAAGACAGACACAGCAATATGAACCACAAGATCAGATATTTGGGTATTGATAGATGACAGATAGATTAGCATTAAAAAAAATAAAAGATTTTAAGTCGTTGGTAGAGCAATTGGAAATATCTTCTATAGAGGATATTCCTGAATTAGATGATTTAACAGAAAAATTTCAAACTGGTAATGCTTCTCTTAAAGATGCTTGGTTTGCTAAATTATACAAACAAGGTTTAAAAATACAACAGACTGCTATTAATGCTCCTGAAATGGGAGATTTAAAACAGCTTGCGTTGAACATGCAAAAAAGATTTCCTTCTCAGTTAAAAACAAAAGCGGGAACCGGATCATTAGCAAGACAAATAAAATCAATGAAAAATAATTTTTCAAAACAAGGGGTGGAGAATGCTCTAGATCAATCTTACTCTAAAGACATGTTTAAAAAAGGTTTCTCTAGGACTGACGTAAAAGCATTAGACACTGCAGTTGAAACAGTAAAATTAGGTTTAGGAATAAAGCCGGAAGTAAAATCTAAAATATTTAAAAGTATACCTACAAATGAAATGGTAAAAAAAGTTGTAGCAGGTATTGCAAACATACCTGATCAAGAAACTAAAAGATTAATTCTTTTAGGATTATTTGGTACTAGAGGAGCTCAAATAAACGATATAACTAGCGATGTATTTTATGGTGAAGATATAGGCAGGCCTTATTATGATCGTGAAAAAGGCATTATGATGGGTGTTGAAATTGAAGAAGGTAGAAAAGGTCTAGCCGCTAAAGTTCCTTTTGGCCCCCTTATGAAAGATGTGATGGATTACCAATATGATAAAGCTACAGATGGTGGTAAAAATTTAACTAGGGCTTTGTTTAGTGAAGAGTTAAATCTTGGAAATGTTATTAACAAATATTTGTTTAATAAAAATGGTAAACCTGTTTTAACAGATGGAGAATTAGCTAAATTAGGTAGAACATCAATAGGTGGTTTTACAGATTTAAGAAGAATGATATTATCATGGGCTGCTGATAAAAGTGGAGAAAAAAAACTGGCAGCTGAACTTTTAACTCATGGTTCAGATGCAGACATGGATAAAAGTGTTACTGGTAGATTTTACATACCGGGTGAAGGAACAGACGTAAACAAACTACGTGAATTTACAACCGGTATAGAACAAAACATAGCAAAACTTCTTGGTCATAAAAATTACAAATCTTTTATGGATGAAGATTTAGGTTTAAACATACAGGCGTATGACACAGAGACAAATAAAGTAAAAAAATTTACAAGTAAAGTTGCTGTTCCACAGTTAGAAACCAAAGTCGTACAAGGCAATGTTACTAAAACAGTAGAAATTACAAAATCTGCAAAAGATATTGCTAGAGAAGCAGAGGCAGAAAGTTCTCTTAAAGTTACTGAAACAGTTATAGCTGACGAATTAGCAATAAAAGAAGGTGCTAAAAAATTAGGAATCAGCGAAGATGAAATGAGACAGAGGATTGCTGATAAAACAAAAAAAGGCCCTAAAAAGAAAAAAACAGTAGTCCCTGCTACAGATACATCTTGGTTTCAAACTATTATTGATGAAGAAGGCTTAGACGTTGATATAAAAACTTTAGAAGGTAAAAGTTGGAAAGAAATAAACAAAATACTAGAAACCGCTAGGGCAAAAACAAGTGTAAAACCTGAAGGGCAGGAGTTTAGAACTGACGATATAGATGCTCCAAAAGTAAGAAGTTACGGTGCTACATTAGAAGCTACTGCTCCTGATTTTTTAGATTTCGTAACAGACCCAGAAACATTAAAAAAAGCAGGTAAAGTGGCAGCCAATGTAGTTGGAGGTATTCCCGGAAAAGTATTAAAAACAGGTAAATTTATTTTAGGTAATCCCGTAAAAAATGTAGCAGATAGACCTGTTGAAGACCCTACAGGTGCACAGGCAGAATTAATGGAAGAAGGAAGACAACAAAGAATACAAGAACAAATGGCGGATATAGAAAGTAAAATGGTAAATGTGCCAGAAGAAAACATTGTTCCTGAAACGACTGAAGAAAGAACTCAAAGAAGAATGAGTGAATTAGGATTTTAATTTTTAACAACCAAAAAAGGAGGTAAACATGCCAAAAGGAACTTACGATAAAGGTTACATCATGGGACAAATGTCCAAACAAGGTGTAATGAACGAGGCTAACGAAGGTTCTCTATACAGAGAAGGTTTAGATCAGATGTTGTTAGGCTCTACAGACCTTAATTCCTACAATGTGGCAACCCCAAAACCAGCTGGAAACAGACATATGGGTCAAGCAGGTTACATCATGGGGCAGACACAAAAGCAAGGCTATCAAGGCACAGAGGGTTAATAGATGAGTGATCCTGTAGACGTATCTACAGAACTTGACGATAGTCAAGCTCCGGGACTTGTAGGTTTAATCAATGGTTATCAGCGAGAGGCAGAAAACGGTAGATTAGTTCATGAAGAACGCTGGCTAAAGGCTTATAAGAACTTCAGAGGTGTATACGACTCTAGTACACAGTATACAGACACTGAAAAGTCTAAAGTATTCATAAAAATAACCAAAACTAAAGTGTTGGCTGCCTACGGGCAGATAGTAGATATCTTATTTGCAAACAAGAAGTTTCCACTTACTGTGGAATCTACGCCTGTACCTGAAGGTATAGCTAAGTTTGCACATTTGAAAACACCGATAGATGAAATGAAAAGTCCCTATGGGTTTGAAGGAGATGGTAGAGAAATGCCACCCGGAGCTACTCAAGCCACAGAACCAGACTATTTAGGTGGTCTGAAAGAAAAATATGAAGGTGCACCGATAGCACAAGGGCCTGCTTTGATGGGAGAACCACAAATATCTCCTGCACAGGAGGCAGCAATGCGTATGGAGAAGGTTATACACGATCAATTGACAGAATCCAACGCTGTAAGCACGTTACGAAATTCTATATTTGAGTCTGTATTATTAGGTACAGGTATCGTAAAAGGCCCTTTTACACATACAAAAACGGTGCATAAATGGCAAAAAGACGACAATGGTGAGAGAATGTACTCACCGTACTATAGAGATGTACCAAGAATAGAATCTGTATCTTGCTGGGATTTATATCCAGACCCTATAGCAACGAACATACACGATGCAGATTATGTAATACAAAGACACAGGATGAACAGAGAACAGCTTCGTGGTCTTATGGACATGCCGATGTTCGACCCTGATGCTATTAGAACTGTGTTGACAGGTGGTGGAAACTACATAGATAAGTATTTCGAGAGTTTAATTAGAGATGATGAGTATCTATCAAGAGCTGCAAACGAAAGATATGAAGTATTAGAGTATTGGGGTGCTGTAGACGTATCTTTTCTTCAACAGATAGGAAAAGATGTAGGCGATGTAGACCCATTGGGTAAAGTACAGATAAATGCATGGATATGTGGTAATCAGGTATTGCGTGCTGTAATCAACCCATTTACACCCCACAGAATACCATATCAGGTATTTCCATATGAAATAAGCCCTTATCAAGTGTGGGGCATTGGAGTACCAGAGAACATGGAAGATGCACAGATGTTAATGAATGGTCATGTAAGAATGGCTATTGATAACTTGACACTTGCAGGTAATTTAGTATTTGATATAGATGAAACATCATTAGTTCCCGGACAGAATTACGATATATTTCCGGGTAAGATATTCAGAAGACAGTCTGGCGTTACAGGAACAGCAGTAAATGGTATTAAGTTCCCTAATACCGCTGGTGAGAACATACAGATGTATGATAAAGCTAGACAGTTGGCTGATGAAGAGACTGGGATTCCCAGTATTATGCATGGGCAGACAGGCGTTAGTGGCACAGGCAGAACAGCAGCTGGCCTATCAATGTTGTTAGGTTCGGCTGGTTTATCCATAAAAACGGTGATTAAAAACATGGATGATCATCTTTTGAAACCGTTGGGAGAATCACTATTTCAATGGAACATGCAGTTTAACGATGAACAGCCTGACATTGTAGGAGACTTAGAGATCAAACCAAAAGGTGTGTCTTCTGTAATGCAGAAAGAAGTACGTTCACAAAGACTGACAATGTTACTACAGACAGTGGTAAACCCAATGTTAGCTCCGTTCATTAAGATTCCTAATCTTATAAAAGAACTAGCTATCTCACAAGATATTGATCCGGACAGTTTAGTCAATGATATTAACCAAGCTCAAATATACGCAGAAATGCTGAAAGGAATGCAAAATGCCCAACAACCAACAGAACAACAACAATCAGGAGGTGCTGAAGCAGCTCTCCCCGGTAGTGAACAACCCGCAGGTATGGCAGGCCCTACAGAAGCTCCTTCAGGGGCTCAACCTTCAGACCTTACAGGGGCTGGTAACGGCACAATCGGAACTGGAGCTGTACCGACTGCAGGGGAAAGCCAGTTTGCTGGCAATGCTCCTCAACTTGAAGAATAATTTTGATCAGATGAAAAAGGAAGATAAGAAAAAATAATGGCTTTACCACAAACAAATCAAGGATTTTTAGGTAATATAGAAACTGTAAATACAGATGTTACATCTGAGAGTGTGCCTAGTGCTTTTTTAGGTAAAGAAGCTCTACAGCCAACTTATGAAGTAGCATCTTTACAGAGAAATATTCCTACTGTTCCTACCATTGATGTAACAGGCAGTGGTGATTTGTACAGTGGTTCAAACGATCTTAGTTACATTGTGGACTTGACAACAGACCCTGAGACTATAAAGAAAAGAAGAGAAGAAGAAAAAAAGCTAAGAGCAAGATTAGACCCAGATGTAGACCCTTTGTTTGCTACAGACCCCGGAGTAGATATTACAGCTGCGGGTATCTCTGCTAACGTGCCAGATTTTAAAGTAGAAGGTACAGGGCCTACTATTGAAAGGGGTAGGTTAGATACCTCTACAGACATTACAGATAGAATTGTAAGATTTGGAGAAGCTGTAGAATTAGGTAGTAGAGTTGTTAGTGATCCTTTTAAGATAGATTTTTTGAAAACAGAGGTAAAAGAACAAGTTACAGGAGCTGGCCAAAAAGCTGCTGGAGAATTAGTTAAGGACTTATTTAAATCTGGCGTGCCGTATAGAGATGTTGCTAATCCTTTTGCTACATCTTACCAAGCAGCCACTGTTCCAAACCCCGCTACTTCTTCTTATCAACCTAGGCTTGTAAAACCCGGTGGCCCTCTTGCTGGTACTGGTTCTTCTACAAGTAGTTTTATGAGCACTGCTGGAAAAGTAGCAGGAGCAGCCGGAGCAGCATTTTCTGCTTATAATGCATATGATGCTTTTAAACAAGGAGATACTTTGGGTGGTTTAACAAATGCAGCAGCCACCGCAGCTTTTTTCATACCCGGAATGCAGCCTGTAGCAGCGGCTCTAACTGCTTTAAACTTCGTAAGTGGGTTTAGAAAAGGTAAACCAAAACCGGGCATGGGTGGTTCAGAAATTAAATATGATAAAGACACTGGTCAGTTAGCTCACAGTATGACTTGGAGTTACAACGGTTTCAATCCATCACAGGCTAAACAGCATACAGATAAAGCCATAAAATTTGTAAACGATTATATGAAAGAATTTAACGTAAAATTAAATCCTGAAAAATTTCCACAGGGACAATCTAATTGGCAGTATCTATCTAGAATAGATGTGAGTCCTTATAAAAACGGATCACAAAGTGCCGGTGAGTTAATAGAAAGATGGATGTCTTCAGGAGCATTTACTGGTAATCCTTCTTATTATGATGCAGACGCAGGGGAGAGAAGATTTTTTACATCACAAGAAGAATATGAAGCTGCAGTAAACAATTTTTCAAACAGAGTATTTTCGTAAGGAGTAAACATGTTACAATTTTTAAGCCCAATAGCAAACCTAGCAGGAACATGGTTGAAGGGTAGACAGAAGAAAGCAGAGATAAAACAGAAACTAGAAGTAGCAAAGATAGAAGCACAGGTAAAAAGAGTGCAGAGTGATGCGAACTGGGAAGAGAAAGCAATGGATGCTTCTGCAGATAGCTGGAAAGATGAGCTCTGGACAATTTGTTTCATCTCTATCATAGTAGCGTGCTTCATTCCTGCTGCACAGCCATATTTATCTGATGGGTTTAGGTTCTTGAGAGAGGATTGCCCTGATTGGTTAAGCTGGGGTATCCTTGCAAGTATCGGTGCTAGTTTTGGTTTGAAATCAATAGGACAATTTAAAAAATGATAAACGAAGAGACAAGAGAAAAATTAATAGACAAGTTAGTATTGCACGAAGGTATGCGATTGAAAGTGTACGATGATGCAAACGGAAACGAAGTAAGAGCTGGAGATACGCTTGTGGGACATCCTACCATTGGTGTAGGTAGAAACATCGCAGGAGACGGGTTAGGTATCACAGAAGAAGAAGCAAAGATGTTGCTGTCTAATGATGTAGACAGAGTGTTGAAAGAAGTAGATCACTGGACTTTTATGAAAGACCTGAACGAAGTGAGAAAGACTGTAATTATAGACATGGTGTTCAACATGGGCGTATCTAGATTTAATCAGAGAGAATGGCCTAACTTTTTTGGTTCTGTAATAGAAGGTGATTTTAAAAGAGCCAAAAAAGAAATGCTGGATAGCAAATGGGCAAGTCAAGTGAAGACAAGAGCAAACATATTAGCAAACATGATGGAAAGTGGTGAATGGCTATAGCAAACGAAAATATGATAGCAAACGGTGAGATACCTGTAGAACAGCCTGTGCAACAGCCAGCAGGTCTATCTATGGAGCAGTTAGACCATGAGTTTTTAGGTAGAGGTGATCCACAAGTAGAAGGTTTAAGACTAGGCGAACAATATGAAAAAAACCTAACACCTGAAGAATTAACAAGAATGAAACAGCTTGCACCTGCAGTAGAAGAGTTTTTCATACTAGATCATAAAGGTAGAACAGGCGAGCTACCAGAGGGTGAAAGAGAAATGCCAGAAGGTTCTCTACCAGCAGAAGAAGAAATAACTGTAGAAGAGTACGGTGACTTGTACAATGCAGAAAACAAAGAAGAGGTGCTAGCTGAGTTATTCGGACAGAAACAACCATTACAGCCGCAGGGAGCAGACATACCGCCAAAAGAAGTAAAGAGAGAAGAACCAGCACCTACACCACAGCCTGTTCAACAGCCTGTAGTAGAGGCAGCAAGAGGATTAGAAGTACCCGCAATGCCACAAGAAGACATGGTAAACACAGATGCTAATCCACAGAAGAATGGAATGATTGATGTCCCCGGAAAGAGTAACACAGGTATAGCAGATGATGTACCGATGGATTTACCAGAGGGGTCATTCGTAATCAACGCAGCTGCTGTAGAGTTTGCAGGACTAACAGACATTGAGCAGATGATAAAGAAAGCTGAAGAAGAAGAAGGAAGATTAATAAATCAAGGAACATTAAAACAAACAGATCAGGGCGGTAAAACACCTGTTCTTGTATCTAACAGAGAAGTAGTAATCAGACCAAACATAGCAAAAATCATAGGTCTAGATAAGTTAGAAAAGATAAACAATAGGGGGAAAGCCGAAACAGAGAGAGCTATACAGGAAGAACAGTTAGCAGAAGGCAATCCACAACCCGAAAGAGTTCAGTCACCTAAAGGTAGGATGACTTAAAAAGTTTTAGTTGATGATAACTAAAAGTTCCAGCCACCCGATTTGCCTCGGCACTGGATTTTTATAAACCCGTAAACAGCCACCCTCGTGAGAGGCACTGAGAAAGGAATAGTAAAATGGCAAAAAGAAAGACTAATGTACGCAATAAAGCAGAAGCACTAGGTGCAGACCCTCGTGAAGATATGTACAAGGGAAAGGACAGAGTAACTACTGCTGAGGAAGAAGAAACAGAAACTGAGGACACTGACATCAAGGCCACGATGGAAGCCACTCCAGAGGTAGAAGGTTTTATAGATTCCACCCAACCTGAAAGTAAAGAGGAACCAGTTCAGGAAGACGAAGGTAAGTATAAGAAAAGATACGATGACCTTAAAAAGTATTACGATCAGAAGCTGTCTGAATGGAAGCAAGAAAAGGAAGTCTTAGAAGCACAAAGTAAGGCTGCTGAAAAAGCACAACCTAAGTATGCTCCACCAAAGACACCGGAAGAACTTGATAAGTTTAGGGAACAGTATCCAGATGTATACCAAGTTGTAGAGACCATATCTCATAATATGGCATCGAAACAAGTTGAAGACCTTCAAGCTGAAATAGGTAGATTGAGTGAGAAAGAAAAGAAACTCAAAGTGCAATCAGCCTACAAACAGCTTCTGAACAATCATCCAGATTTCGATGAGATCAAGAAATCACCTGATTTTTTAGGATGGTTAGAACAACAGCCCAAAAGCATTTCTGAAGGTATCACAAAGAACAATACCGATCCTGTTTGGGCAAGTAGGACTGTTGATTTGTATAAAGCGGACATGGGTATGAATAGGAAACCGACTTCTGATAAATCTAAACAGGCTGCCAGAGCCGTGACGAAGACTGCTGCAAAGCAGATAAACACCACTGGTCAGACTGGAAGGGTTTGGAAGATGTCTGACATTCAGAAACTCAAGCCATGGGAGTTTGAGAAGTATGAAGCGGAGATTGATCAGGCCGTCAAATCTGGTCAAGTTGTAAATGATTAACTAGCTAATAAAGGAGGAAAACATGGCTACTATGTCATCCGCTGCCGGATACCAAAACTTACCGGTTGGTAACTGGGCACCAGCGATATACAGTCAAAAAGTTCTCAAATATTTCCGTAGGGCATCAGTCGTAGAAGCTATTACTAATACTGACTACACTGGGGAAATCGAGAATTTTGGCGATACGGTAAACATCATCAAAGAACCAACTATCACAGTCAAAGACTATGCTAGAGGTCAAACTGTAAATACAGAGAACCTAGACGATAATCAAATTCAATTGACTATCGACCAAGGTAGTTACTTTGCATTTAAAGTAGATGATATCGAAGAAAGACAGTCACATATCAACTTTGAAGCATTAGCAACCTCTTCAGGTGCTTATGCATTAAAGAAGAATTATGACTATAATGTGTTAAAGTACATTTTTGATAACGCTGTAGCATCTACAGGTACATTAGGAACTCAAGGCACATCAGCAGACACTGGTGACAAAATTGCTGACCTTGTAGCTCAAGCTGCTGCTGAATTAGATAAAAATGACGTACCAGAAGAAAACAGATGGCTTGTTGCACCACCTCAATTTTATCAAAATTTGAGAGGAGCAGCATCTAAAATTATGGATATGTCTGTAACTGGTGGAGGAGCATCTCCTTTACTAAACGGTAGAGTTACTGATAGTAAATTACATGGTTTTGATTTATATCAAACTAATGCAATTGGTGTCGGTACTACTGGTAGTGCAGCTACTCAGATTTTTGGATCATCAAGCACAGCTGGTCAAACATTAATCCTATACGGACATATGTCTGGTGTTGCTACTGCATCTCATATTGCAAAGACTGAAGTGATAAGAGACCCAGATAGTTTCTCTGACATCGTAAGAGGATTACATGTTTATGGTAGAAAAGTTCTAAGAGCTGAATCTGATACAGGCTTCAAAGGCGTGTTCAAAGGGCTTATGGACTTAGACTCTTAATCTTAATTTGGAAAGGAAATAAAAAATGGCTACATATAATGTAACTGGTGCCGGTGGCACTGCTGGTCATCCTTCCAATGGAAGGGTACCATATTTAGTTGAAAACACAATTGACATATCTGCAATTAATGGAGATTCAGGAGCAGCTCAAAATGATGTTCTTCAATGTATCGACATTCCGGCAGAAACAGTAATTTTACACGCTGGATTAGAAGTTTTAACAGCGTGTTCAAGTTCTGTAGTTCTTGATCTAGGTATCACAGGAAGTTCAGCTGGGTTCTCAGACCCAGATGCTTTTGTTGATGCTTACGATGCTACGGGTGCAACTTATGCACCAAGAGACGTTGCTGATGCAGCACCTGTATTGACTACGAAAGTAGCAGATACACTTGATGTGTTAGTGGCTGGAGCAGCCTCAACTGCAGGTAAAATTCGTGTTTTTGCTATTTTGTGTGACGTATCAGGTATTGAAGAAGACGATTTAAATACTGCTACACAGCACGACACCGCAGTTTAACACTAAATAACTTTGAGGGAGGGGTTATTCTTCTCCCTCAATTTAACAAAGGAAAATAAATGGCAACACATGATTTGAGAGCCACTCAAAAAATACATAAAACAAGTGCTGTAAGCAATAAGGAAATAAATTCCTTAAACAAAAGAATGGAAACTATGGAGACAGCACTAAATTTAATATTACAAAAGTTAGATAACAACGATCAGGGGAAGGTAGAACAGGAGAAACAACTTGAGCTACCTAATTTCAAATATCCCACACTTTAAGTGTTGGGTACGTAAGGAGTTTACGCATAACCACATGAAATACCACGGTGAGTATTTACATGGGTTAGCAATAGCAGTCAACACAATACCAGACAGATGTCTTAGTTTTCAGGTGGTGTTTACTGGTATCGAAGAAGAAGACAACGTAGTCGGTGGTGCGATGTGGGCACGAATGCCAATCACCAGTTTGATTGCGGATGAGGTGTTAGATGAAATGCCAGAACGAATGGATACACACCTCGCACAGCCTTGGGACTGTTCCTCAAGAGGTCACTCAGTAGTAGTGATGGACAGAGTAAGTTCAAGCCCATGGATATGCAAAATAGGAGGGGATTTTTACAAGGGTCGATATCTGTTTACGGTTGATTATACAGACAGCCACATATCAGACGATCCTGCACAGCATAAACAGAGTCATGTACTCCAGTTGATAGATGCTGATAAATGGACAGGCAACATAGTTGCATTACCAAACAACAGGGTTCGTGTTACTAATCCTGCTCTGTGGGTAGCAGGCGAAGGGCCACCAGACTTTGCACCTAGCCAGTATGTACACTCTGCAGAGATACACGATACGTACACTGATCCTGACGTAACTTTTAATAACTTATACAACCAATCAGAAAGGAAGACAAATGCCCGGAAGAAAAACAACAAAAAATAAAGCGAAGATGATGAAAGGCGGAATGGCTAAGAAAAAAATGATGGGCGGAGGAAAGAAGTCCAAATATATGGCTAAAGGCGGTATGAAGAAATCTAAATACATGGCTAAAGGCGGTATGAAGAAGTCAAAGTACATGTCAAAAGGCGGCAGAAGATAAATGGCTAAAACACCAGCTTGGCAAAGAAAAGAGGGTAAGTCTAAATCAGGAGGCTTGAACAAGAAAGGGATTGCCTCCTACAGAAAGGCTAACCCCGGCTCTAAGTTGAGCATGGCTGTAACGACTAAACCATCTAAGTTGAAGAAGGGTTCTAAAGCTGCCAAACGCAGAAAGAGTTTCTGTGCGAGGATGAAAGGCATGAAGAAGAAGTTGACGAGTAAGAAGACAGCTCGCAATCCTAATTCAAGAATTAATAAATCATTACGTAAATGGAATTGTTAAATGGCAACTACTTACTTAACATTAGTAAATAATGTACTAAACGAGCTGAATGAATCAGAGTTGACATCTGCTACATTTGCAAACAGTAGAGGTGTGCAGACAGCTGTAAAGAAGTTCGTGTTGAAAGCTATGCACGAGATATACAGCACTCTACAAGAAGTGCCTGACTTGTACATATCTACAAAACAGGATACGCAAGTAGGACAGAGAGTGTACGACCTACCCACTGCAAACTCTCCACAGACAGGAGACGCTGAGTATAGAAAGATTGACTATGACACTTTTCGTATCGTACCAAAAGAATTGGTCACAAACGGAGAGTTCACATCAGCTATTACCAGTTGGACTACAGGGTCAGGAACACCTGCATACAACAGCGGTGGTAATGGTAGATTAAGACTGAATGCAGCAGCTGCATATCAATCCTTATCCACAGTGAAGAACGTACAGTATAGATTACAGGTGAGACTTATAGACAGCAGCTCTAGTGGTGGTAACTTGAAAGTGTTGGTAGGAACATCTGCAGAAGCTAGTGACGTGCTAAATGAAACACTTGCTGTTACAGATTTTGGTGCTGGTAACATCTTAAACACCACGTTTACAGCAACAGCAGCTACTACTTTTATAACACTAGACAACGATAACTCTACAAACTTAGACGTAGATTATGTGCGTATATCTGAAGACACTGGCATTAAGAAACTAAAATATATAACTTACGACAACTGGGCTAGTAGATTCCTAGAGACAGATTTAGAAAACTCTAGTGAACACTATGGACTGCCAGAGCTAGTGTATACTACACAGGATAAAAAGTTTGGTTTGCATCCTATACCAGACAAGGACACTTACACTGTTGAGTATGAATATTGGAAAGTACACACAGATTTATCTGCAGCGACAGACACTATGGACTTAAATGACAGGTTCAAAGATGTGATAATTACAAGAGCAAAGTATTACACTTATGTGTTACGTTCTGATCCACAGGCTGCACAGATGGCATTGGCTGAATATAAGTTACAATTACAAATATTAAGAAGTGAATATATAAACACAAAAGCATATATGCGAGATACGAGGGTTCATGTAAATGCCTGATACCTCGATCATATCACCATTTAACGCAAGCTGTGCAGGCGGCTTAGTATTGAACAAAGATGTGTACAGCATGGCTCCGGGTGAAGCACTACAGCTTACAAACTTTGAACCGGACATTACTGGTGGTTATCGTAGAATAAACGGCACGACCAAATTCAACACGAACATAGTGCCACAAGTATCTTCATCTACAGAAAGAATAATGTTCTGTGCGATATTTAATGACTTAGTAGTTGCTGGCCGTGGGGGCACAATATATACAGGAACTACAAGTGGTAGTTGGACAAGTAGAGCTACAGGTAAAGGAACAGAATATACGTATGATTTTGATAGATTTAATTTTGATGGGACTGATAAGATTATTATAGCTACAGGCTCTACCAATGCTTTTACTCTAAACACTAGCTACGCAGAAGATATAATAAATGGCACAGGTGGAGGAACAGCACCAACAGCACCAAAGTTTGTAAAGACATTTGCCAACCACATGTTCTACGCAGGTATGAGCAACAGTAAAGCAGAAGTGATATTTAGTGCACCGTTTGCAGAGGATGACTTTGACGCTAGTGATGGTGCAGGATCATTTAAAATAGGTACAGAAGTTACAGGTATGAAAGTTTTCCGTAATGAATTATTTATATTTGGAGAGAACAAGATATTTAAACTTACAGGAACCAGTTTATCTAACTTTGCACTTGCTGAGGTAGCGAAAAGTGTTGGCACAATTGCACATCATTCCATACAGGAACTGGGAGGAGATATTATATTTCTATCAGCTGACGGATTAAGAACAATCGCTGGTACAGAAAGAATTGGTGACGTTGAATTGGGTACGGTATCTAAACAGGTACAGGAACGAATAAATGAGATTGGTTATGACAACGTCACAGCAACTGTAATCAGAAACAAAACACAATATAGATTGTTCTATCCTGCTACTGGTGGACTAGAATCTGTACAGAAAGGTTTAATTGCTGTAATTAAAATAAACCCAAACACAAAACAAATGGGTTATGAATACTCAGACTTAAAAGGATTAAAAGTTGCTGATTGTGATTCAGACTTAATTAGCAATGTAGAAACTACCATACATGGTGGGTATGATGGTTATATCTACAAACAGGATTCAGGTAACGTATTCACTAGAGCATCTGGCACGAGCATTATAGATGCCACATATAGATCACCAGACATAGTGATGGGTGATGCAGGTATAAGAAAAAGTATGCAAAGGGTAAACCTAAACTGGAAACCTGAAGGAGAAGTAAATGCCAGTTTATTTGTACGATATAACTACGATGACGTAAACACACCACAGCCTAACGTAATTAGTTTAGCTACATCAGGAAGTGGTGCTTTGTACGGAACAGCGTTGTTTGGTACAGCCGCATACGGACAAGGTGATTTGCCTATTACAAGACAGAGTGTCGAGGGCTCTGGTTTTTCAGTGGCAATCAAGATAACAGATACAAGTACAAACATACCTTTTGCAATAAAAGGTTTTCAATTAGAATTTACACCGGGAGGGAGAAGGTAAATGGCAGTATATACAAGACAAAGTTCATCTGGAATTGTTGATGGTGGTGTTATTGAGGCTTCAGATTTAAATGCAGAATTTGATCAGTTAGCTTCAGCATTTCTACAGCCTACGTTTGGTACGGGGGCAGCAGGGACAGACATAGCCCTGACATTCGATGGGGAAACCAACGATGGTATTATAACATGGATGGAAGACGAGGATTACTTTCAATTCTCTGATGACATACTGATGACAACTACTGAGAAGTTGCAATTTAGAGATACTGCAATTTATATAAATTCTAGCACAGATGGACAGCTTGATTTAGTAGCAGACACTGAAATACAAATAGCAGCAACTACTGTGGACATAAACGGTAACGTAGACGTATCAGGTACACTGACTGTAGCAGGTGCTGTAGACTTTGGTGATGCTGCATTATCTAACGTAGGTGCTGTACAGCTAGACTCCATAGCCGGTGATGCAGACACAAACACAAGCATTACATTCAGTGGTTCAGATGTTATTACAGTAGCAACTGGTGGTTCAACTGCATTCACTGTAAACGCTTCACAATTAATTACAGCATCCGGTGGTATTACATCCACAGCTGCTTCAAACACTTTTGGTGCTACTTCTTTTAACGATGCAGACATAACCAACGTAGGTAGCATTGCATTAGACACTATAACTAATGATGGTACAGATGTTACTATAGACTCCGGGGGAGACATTGTACTGGACGCAGGTGGTGCAGACATCACATTAAAAGATGACGGCACAACTTTTGGTAGCTTATCACAATCAAGCGGTGAGTTAGTAATCAAGTCTGGCTCTACACCAACTGCTGCGATTACAATGAGTGGTGCAAATGTAACTGTGGCTGGAGACTTAACAGTATCTGGCGATGACATTACTATGGGCACAAACACTGCTGGTAACTTACTAATAGCAGATGGTACAAACTTCAACTCAGTTGCTGTTGGTTCTCTATCTGAAATATCTACTGTAGCTAACGATGATGTATTCTTAGCTGTAGATACATCTGGCGGTGGTCTGAAGAAGATCACAAGGAGTGCTGTTGTAGCAGGACTTGCAACATCTAGTGCGATATCAAACGTATCAGAGGATACGACTCCGCAATTGGGCGGTGACCTTGATGTTGATGGAAACGATATTGTTTCTACATCAAACGGAAATATTAATTTATTACCAAATGGTAGTGGTAAAGTTATCATGGATGGTAATGGAAGCTCTGGCGGTGTTAGCATAACTGATGGTAACATTGATATACGCACAGGAACAGGTGCTGTATCTAAAGTAAAATTTTATTGTGAATCTTCAAATGCTCATGCACAAACATTACAGGCACAGCCACATTCAGCCGGTAGTTCAGCTGTACTAACTTTACCTACTGCAACAGGTACGTTGATTGGCACTGGTGATACAGGAACATTACCTGTAGCCGCCATAGATATAGATGGAGCAACTGATATCGGTGCTGACATTGTAGATGCTGATTTATTTATAATTGATGATGGTGCTGGTGGTACGAACAGAAAAGTTGCAGCCTCCAGAATTAAATCATACGTAGCTTCTGCTACTGCTGCTGATGATATAGGAACTGGTGACGCTGCTGTGACCATTGCTACATCTTCTGGTAACATCACTTTAGACGCACAGGCTAGTGACACAGACATTATCTTCAAAGGAACTGATGGTGGTGCAGATACTACTTTCTTAACTCTTGATGGTAGTGATGCTGGTACAGCCATATTCAACCATGATATAAAAATAGCAGACGATGGACAAATTGGTTCTGCTTCTGCTGCAGACGCTATGATAATATCTTCAGGTGGTATTGTAACTTTTAAAGATGATATTTTAATTAAAGATGGTGGTACAATTGGTTCTGCCTCAGACGCAGATGCTATAGCAATCGCTTCAGACGGTGTAGTAACCATGAACCAAATACCAGTGTTCAGTGCTGGTATCAATGTATCTGGTGGTTCAATAGCAGGTACACTTTCTACTGCTGCACAGGCAAATATTACAAGTTTAGGTACACTTACAGCGTTGACTGTGGATGACGTAAATGTGAACGGCAAGGTCATAACCATGACAGGATCAACAGATGACACTGCTGTATTTACTGCAGGCACGAATGGTGCGTTAACTATAGAAACAACAGACACTGCTGCTGCTGCTGCGAACATACAGATAACAGCAGACGGTACATTTGAAGTAGATGCTACTACAATAACATTAGATTCTGCAGGAGACATTGCACTTGATGCTGCAGGTAATAACGTAACATTTAAATCTGGCGGTACATCAATATTAGATTTTAGTAACAGCTCAAGCGATGCTGTAATTACTTCTAGCGTGCAGGACAAAGATATTATATTCAAAGGAGATGACGGTGGCAGTGCTGTAACTCCTCTGACTATGGACATGTCTGCAGCTGGTAAATTGCTGTTGGGTGCTGGTGCTGTAGGAAGCACGTTGACAGATACATCTAATTCTGGTAGTATTGTACTAGATTTTGATACCTATCAAAACTTTGTACTTACAGCAACAGGAAATATAACATTAGCTAATCCGTCCACGGAGTCTGCAGGACAATCAGGGATTATTATACTCATTCAGGACGGCACTGGAAGTAGAACACTATCATTAGGAACAGATTATGAAACTGCTGGCGGAGCAGGTCTTACAATTTCAACAGCTGCGAATGCTGTAGACGTGATACCATACTTTGTAAAAGCCAGTGGATCAATTCAATTAGGAGCACCACAACTTGCATTTGCTTAGGATTACATATGTTTAAAGGAGAGTTTTTTCATACTTCTGCAGCAGGTGCTGGTGAATTTTATTCACATCAAATAGAACAGTCAGTTAGACTAGATAGAGCATCAAGTTCTTATTTTAGTTATGATGTTCCTAGTGGTGCAGGTGGTAGTTCAAATTGGACTGGTTCTTTATGGTTTAAAAGAGGACAATTGAGTTATAATTATGGAGGTTTATTTGCTAGTGGCTCTGGATATATGAGAACTAGAATTAATAATGATGATACTTTTCAATTTCAAACACAAACAAATTTTGCTAGTTCTTTAAAAGTAAGAGATACTAATGGTTGGACACATCTAGTTATAAATTCACAAGATACAAATAACTGTAAATTATATATTAATGGAGTAGACCAAACATCTGATTTAACAAAAAGTTCTGTTGCAAGTATGGTGAGTTTTTTTCAAGGAGGACAACCTGCTTGGTTAGGAAATGATAGTACAAGTGGTTCTGCTTTTGATGGATATTTTGCAGAGGTACATATGGTATATGGATTAAATAAAGCAGCTAGTGATTTTGGAGAAACTAAAAATGGTGTTTGGATACCTAAAGAATATACTGGTGGACATGGCACTTATGGAGCCTATCTTAAATTTGAAAATGCAAGTGATTTAGGTAATGATAGTTCAGGAAATAATAACGATTGGACAGCAAACAATATGGGAACAGACCATCAAGTTCCTGATAGTCCAACATTTGGGAGTTAAATAGATATGGCAAGTAGTGGAAATTTTATGACATGGAGTTCTTTATGGAGTTGTGATAGTGGTTCTTATCCTCCTTCACCAGATGTTCTTTCTAATGGTAATTGTAGATATTCTAGTTCAAATTCAAATAATGGTTTTGGAGCTACACATTCTTTTTTGAGTGGTAAATGGTATTGGGAAGTATATATAGTTGCTAATGGAAATAAACAACTTATTTTAGGATTAGTTACACCAGAAACTAAAGTTGTAACTGACCAATTATGGAACAGAGATGGTATTTATGGAGTAACAAGT